GACAACGTCTATGTTCCTCATTCAGATGTGTTTTATGTTAGAGCCTCTGTTGAGAAGCAGACAGGCTTTTATTTTCCGTTAGACAATGTCGAAGAAGCTATGAAGGCTAACGGGTGGCGCGATAGGCGCAATAGTTGGAGATATTGATATGGGTGTAGACAAACGAATTGGTGAAAAAATAAACAGCTTTGTTGTTGTTGGATCAAGCCTTGTTGGTAAAAACAAAGTATGGATCTGCCGATGCGTTTGCGGTACTGAGAAAACATTCTGGAAGTTTTCTGCAATAAGCCATCAAGAAACATGCGGATGTGGAACTGACATTGTTGGTCTTACAGCTAAGCAACGTAGATCTGTACTAAGTCGAATGAATAGTTATAAGTCTGGTGCAAAATCTCGCGGATTCTCTTGGGAGTTAAGTTACGAACAATTTGTAAACATAACTACTAAAAATTGTGTTTACTGCAATGCTGCACCAAAACTATGGGATTGTGTATCAAAAGCACCGTCAGTCATGAAGGATTGTCCACATGTGAATAGCAGTTTGTATGAGATAGTATTCAACGGAATTGATCGTGTTGATAGCAATGACGGCTACACCGTTGATAATAGTGTTGCTTGCTGTACTGCTTGTAACAGAGCAAAGAGTGATATGAGTATTGATGACTTCAAGAGTCAAGTTGAAAGGATGTACAAATGGCTATTCCAGAAAGAGTGAAGACACAGATGAAGAAGGCAGGCTTAAGCGCTGTCAACAAACCTAAAGCAACACCTGACCATCCAACAAAGTCGCACGTTGTTATGGCTAACGAAGGCTCTGAGTACAAGCTGATTCGTTTTGGACAGGCTGGTGTCAAAGGTAGCCCTGAAGGTACAAAGCGTAACGAAGCCTTCAAAGCCCGTCACGCTGCTAACATTGCCAAAGGCAAAATGTCGGCTGCGGCATGGGCTGATAAAGTTAAGTGGTGAGTTGTTTACAACCATGCTATAACATATGTACGTTGCTCAATTCCTCATCTGCATAGCACAAGCGTGTATGGTGTTGGAACATGAGCACTATGTCATGTACAAAGACCAGCAAAGCTGTGAAGCTGCAGCGGCTGTGAAGGTAGAAGAGTTGTTGGCTTTGTTGAAAGACAAGCCTGTTGAAGCTGTAGGGTTTCGTTGTGTAGACAAGACCAACAGCGGTGTTTGAGGCATAGCCTCGTTTTTAAAGAAAGACTATCATGGCTACTACTGCCCCAAATAAAGATGCTGCTAAGGTGGCTAAGTTGCGTAAGATGGCTGAGGACAAAACCTTGCCACAACCTGTTCGCAATCAATATCTCGACGAAGCTAACATGCTAGAAGAGAAAGCCGCTAAAGGCGCTGGTGTGAAGCTGGCTAAGGGTGGTATGGCTAAGAAGCCTCTGCCAGCACGTGGTAGCCGTACAGCAACCAACATGGCTAAGGGTGGCTCTGTCGTTAAGAAGGCTAAGGGGAAATAATATGTCCAAGCCTACAGGTAAGCGGTTTAGTGACCGTGAAGAAACGCAGAAGGGTTCTAAAGACTCTAAAGCTGTTAGCAAAGAAGGCTTGACCAACAAAAACGATAAGATGCCTTCCGGTAAAGCTGACTTCATGAAGGACACCAAAAGCGACATCAAACGTATGCTCATGGAAGATAAACCTACTACTGGCGCTGCAAAGGCTAGTCAAAACGCTGCTAGAGAACGTGCTATGTCGCGTACTGGTGGTCGTGTTGGCGCTATCGGCACAGCGCTGTCTGCTGGTTATGGTGTTGGTCGCGCAGTTGGTGAAGCTGGTGGCGACGAGCTTGTTCGCATGGGTATTGAGAAAAGCGGTATTGGTAAAGTTATTGACAAAGCCGCCACTGGTGACCGAGTCGAGTTGTCTAAAGAATCTAAAGCACGTATTGCTGCTGGCGACCTTGAAAAAGGCAATGATGAGCGTGTGAATAAGAAAGACTTTCCCACTTACAATAAAGATACAAAGAGTGCTGAAGCTTTTCGCAAAGAGTTCAAAGCTGCCAAAGAAAGCGGTAAAGACTCTTTCAGCTTTGAAGGTCGTAAGTACAATACAGACGACAAGAAAGAAATGGCTAAAGGCGGCATGGTGCGCAACCAAGGTATCGGTGCTTCGATGAAGCCTCACAACGTCTTTGGAAAGAAGAAGTAATCATGGCTAAGAACCAGAACATCGACGACGACACACGCAAACGTGCTCTAGCTTTTGTTGAGAAGAACAAGAAGGGCGCTGACGAGAAAGAATATCGCAGCGATCCCTATTCAGCAATGACTAAGAAGGAACGTGACGCTCGTGTTGGTTATCCAGACGACTTCCCTCCTGCTGTTGTTGACGATGCCACCAAGCGCATTGCCAAACCGAAAGCACGTGTTGTTAGCAAGAAAGAGCTGGAAGAGTCTGGTCTTAGCTTGCGTGACTTCCTCAACAAAGAGCGTGGATTGACACGCCGTGAAGACAAAGCCGACAGCAAAGTTGAAGCTGCAAAGAAGCAGTTGAAGCTTGGTGAGAAGGTTAGCGCCGAAGAAGTTGACAAGGCTAAGAAGCAACTCAACCTTGCCAAAGGCGGTGTTGTTATGGCTCGATGCGGTGCATCTGTACCACCTGCACAGAAAGCGAAGAAGTAATGGCTAAGGCTAAGTCAACCGTCAACGCTGCTGGCAACTATACCAAACCCGAGCTTCGTAAGAAGATTGTGTCGCAAGTGAAAGCTGCAGCGACACAGGGCACTGGTGCAGGCCAATGGAGCGCAAGGAAGGCTCAGCTGGTTGCTAAGAAATACAAAGCCGCTGGTGGTGGCTACAAAGACTGATATGAAAGCTCCTCAGAAATCCCTCAAAGAGTGGACAGAGCAAAAATGGACGACTAAGTCGGGTAAGCGCTCATCAGATACAGGTGAGCGTTACTTGCCTGAAGCAGCCATCAAAGCTTTGTCACCTGCAGAGTATGCTGCCACTACCAAAGCTAAGCGTGAAGGCAAAGCTAAGGGTAAACAATTTGTTGCTCAACCAAAGAGCATTGCTAAGAAGACGGCTAAGCACCGTTAAAGGAACTATCATGGCTACAAAGAAAGCATTCAAGCCCTGCGAAGGCTGCCCCACTCCTGCTAAATGTAAAGCAGCTGGTAAGTGTCTTGCTAAAGAAGGCAAGGGCAAGCCTATGGTGGCTATCATGATTGGTGTTGGTAAGCCAATGAAGGCTAAGAAGAAATGAAACAGTCTCCAAAGCAAACCAAGAAAGTTGCTAAAGTGATGGGTGAGTTCAAAGAAGGCACCCTACATAGCGGCAAAGGTGGCAAGGTAGTTAAGTCGCCTAAGCAAGCCATTGCCATTGCCTTGTCAGAAGCCAAAGTGAAAGCTAAGAAGAAATGAAGGGTGAACCAAAACTTCGCAGTGTTGGCACCAACCTCACAGCTGGTGTAGCTAACACCGTCTATACCTGCCCAGCCAATCACACGGCTAAGGTGGAGTTGTTGTTTGTTGCAAACACTACAAGCGGCAACAAGACAGTGTCAATCAAATGGCATGACGAAAGCTTGGGCACCAACTACTTCATCGTTGGTGGCTACACCATCTCTGCTTACAACTTCCTGAAGATTGATGGTAGCTACCTTGTGTTGAACGCTGGTGACTATTTGGTCATTACACCAGAGGCTGCATCAACTATGGATGCCACTGTAAGTGTTGAAGAGTATTTCGATCCAATGAATCAAATTTAACATATGGCTAAAGAACTAACAGAACAACATAAACGCTTCCTTGAAGTGTTGTTTGCTGACGCTAACGGTAACATCAATCAAGCTATGCGTATGGCTGGTTTCTCTGAAGGCTACAGCCGACGAAGCCTCACCAACTATCTCAAGGAAGAGATCATTGAAGCTACACAGCTTTACATTGCTATGGCAGCACCAAAGGCTGCAGTGGCTATGATCAATGCCATTGACGATCCTACAGAGCTTGGTTTGAAAGAGAAGATGTCGGCTGCTAAGGACTTGCTTGACCGTGCTGGTTTGGTGAAGACAGAGAAGGTGCAGGTTGAAAGCACTGGTGGTATTATGGTGTTGCCTGCAAAGGAACGCGAGGAAGATTGATGTCGACTGAAAGTGTGGACACGTTTGATTTTGGCTTAGGCGCTTATGTGTTGCCACAGCCTACATCAACAAACGAATATGTTAAGATACCGAGACTGTCACGCACTATTCCATTTGGGTACATTGTTGACAGTGAAGACGATGGTTGGCTTCAACCTGTAGCGATTGAGCTTGATGCTCTTGAAAAGGCCAAGAAATATTTAAAGCAGTATAGCTCTAGGCAGGTGGCGGCATGGCTCACCACTGTCACTGGTAGAGAGATAAGCCATGTAGGTCTATTGAAACGTATAAAGAATGAACAGTCCCACAAACGCAAATCCTCTACTTATCGAAAGCTTGCCGATGGGTACGAAAAAGCCCTTAAGAAAGCGCAAGAGTACGAAGAAAGACTCGGCACCAAAGACGGAAGCTTCTTCGATAGTGATCGATACGTCCAACTTAAACGATACTTCACAGGCTCCACTGATTGAAGTTGTTCAGCCTGTACGTGACAACGTCATCTTCAGACCTAACCCCGGCCCTCAGACCAACTTCCTAGCCGCTTCAGAGCGTGAAGTGTTATATGGTGGTGCTGCTGGTGGCGGTAAAAGCTATGCCATTCTTGCAGATCCTTTGCGTTACATGGCGCATCCACAATTCTCTGGACTAATTCTTCGTCACACTACGGAGGAATTGCGAGAACTCATTTGGAAATCGCAGGAGATGTATCCAAAGATATACCCCGGCATCAAGTGGAGTGAGCGAAAGATGCAATGGCAGCATCCAAGTGGGGGTAAGTTGTGGATGTCCTACCTTGACCGTGACGAAGATGTCATGCGTTATCAGGGTTTGTCGTTCTCCTACATCGCTTGGGACGAGCTAACACAGTGGCCTACCCCATTTGCGTACAACTACATGCGTTCTCGTCTACGTACAGCAGCGCCTGACCTGCCTGTGTTCATGAGAGCCACCACCAACCCCGGTGGTCCCGGTCATCAATGGGTTAGGAAGATGTTCATTGTGCCTGCAGCACCCGGTAAAAGCTTCTATGCCACCGATGTTGAGACAGGAGAGACACTGACATACCCCAAAGGGCACAGCAAAGAAGGCCAGCCGCTGTTCAAACGCAAGTTTATATCGGCTAAGCTGGCTGACAACCCCTATTTGGCTGAGTCTGGTGACTATGAAACCATGTTGTTGTCCCTACCAGAGCACCAACGTAAGCAATTATTGGAAGGCAACTGGGATATTGCAGAGGGTGCAGCGTTTTCTGAGTTCAACAGAGCCATTCACGTTGTAGAACCCTTCACAATACCAAGCAGCTGGCCTAGATTTAGAGCTTGTGACTACGGATATGGCAGCTATAGCGCTGTATTGTGGTTTGCTGTAGCGCCCGATGACAGTTTGGTAGTCTATAGAGAGCTTTATGTCAGCAAAGTGCTGGCAGAAGACCTTGCTGTGATGGTTATGCAGGCTGAAGACGGTGAGAAGATCCGTTATGGTGTGCTGGATAGCTCATGTTGGCACAAACGTGGTGACACTGGACCCTCTATTGCTGAACGAATGATTATGAAGGGGTGCCGTTGGCGACCTGCTGACCGTTCCGCTGGTAGTCGTGTTGCAGGTAAGAACGAAATACACCGCCGTCTGCAGGTTGACCCCATGACAGAGCAGCCACGCATGGTGTTCTTCAACAACTGTGTACAAATCATTGCAGATTTACCAACTTTACCAATTGATAAGACTAACGTAGAAGATATTAACACCAAAGTTAGCAACGATCACACCTATGACGCTTTGCGCTATGGTGTTATGTCACGTCCACGTAGCGGCTTGTTTGACTTTGATCCTATGTCGCAAAATACCGGCAAAGTTGTAGCCGACTCTGTGTTTGGTTATTGATCAACTACATGTTATACCTTTCTTAATACTCTGGAACACTTATGGCCCTTATTGATAAACCCTCTAACGATAAAACTCTAGCGCTTGATGACGCTCCAAAGACTGAAGACGACTTCCAAGGTGGTAGTCTCATCAGCTTTATTCAGAAACGCTACACCAAATCGGAAGAGTCACGCCGCACTGACGAAGATCGTTGGCTCCGTGCCTATCGCAACTATCGTGGCCTGTACGGTCCTGATGTTAAGTTCACTGAGACTGAGAAGAGCCGTGTATTTGTGAAGGTGACGAAGACTAAGACGCTTGCTGCGTATGGTCAGATTACTGATGTGTTGTTTTCTAACAACAAATTCCCTCTCAGCGTTGACCCGTCTGTGTTGCCAGAAGGTGTAGCTGATTCTGTCCATTTCGATCCACAGAATGCTGCTGGAGGAGCACCACCAGCTATTCCGTTCGGTGAAGAGGGTGCTGCTGGTATCGGTAAAGACTTCGACTTGGACAAGCTGGAAGAGATGCTGGGTAGTCTCAAGGAAGACTTGAAAGATGTTCCCGGTTTGAAGAATGGACCGGGACAGACACCAACGTCTGTAACGTTCTATCCCGCTATGCTGGCTGCTAAAAAGATGGAGAAGAAGATCCATGACCAGCTTGAAGAGAGCGGTGCTAGTAAGCATCTTCGTGCTTCTGCTTTTGAGATGGCCTTGTTTGGTACAGGCGTAATGAAGGGTCCATTCGCTGTCAACAAAGAATATCCCAACTGGACAGAAGACGGTACATACAAACCAACAATCAAAACTGTACCAGAAGCTTCGCATGTTTCTCTCTGGAACTTCTATTGGGACCCAGACGCAAACAACACAGAAGACTGCCAGTATGTCATTGAGCGCCACAAGATGTCGCGTACACAGCTTCGTGCTTTGAAGCGCCGTCCACACTTCCGTAAGAACGTCATTGACCAACTCATTGAACAAGGTGAAACCTACGTTAAGAAGTATTGGGAAGATGATCTGCGTGACTACGCTCCCAACTTTGACGTTGATCGCTTTGAGGTGTTGGAGTACTGGGGTAACGTTGACATTGAATTGTTGGAAGAGAACGATGTCACCATCCCTGAAGACTTCAAAGACGGTGATGAGTTGCAAGCCAACATCTGGTATTGCAACGGTAAGATTATTCGCTTGGTGCTGAATCCTTTCAAGCCTGCAAAGATTCCCTACTACGCTGTTCCATACGAACTCAATCCATACAGCTTGGCTGGTGTTGGTATTGCAGAGAACATGGACGACACACAGACATTGATGAACGGCTTCATGCGTATGGCTGTGGACAACGCTGTGTTGTCAGGTAACCTCGTCTTTGAAGTTGATGAAACCAACCTTGTCCCCGGTCAAGACATGTCTGTCTACCCCGGTAAAGTGTTTCGTCGTCAAGGTGGTGCTCCCGGTCAAAGCTTGTTTGGTACTAAGTTTCCTAACGTGTCGCAAGAGAACCTGCAGTTGTTCGACAAAGCTCGACAACTTGCTGACGAATCCACAGGTATGCCATCGTTTGCTCACGGTCAAACTGGTGTGAGTGGTGTTGGTCGTACAGCGTCCGGCATCTCTATGTTGATGAACGCTGCTGGTGGTTCCATCAAGACAGTGATTAAGAACGTCGACGACTACCTGTTGGCACCACTCGGTAAAGCCTTCTTCAGCTTCAATATGCAGTTTGACTTCGACCCAGAGATTAAGGGTGACTTGGAAGTCAATGCTCGTGGTACAGAATCGTTGATGGCTACTGAAGTGCGCTCACAGCGACTGATGCAGTTCTTGCAGATTGTTAGTAATCCAGCACTGATGCCATTCGCCAAGATGCCTTACATCATCCGTGAAATCGCTAAAGCTATGGACCTCGACCAAGACAAAGTTACCAACAACATGGACGAGGCTGCACGTCAGGCTGCGTTGATGGCACCACCTGCTGGTGCTCCTGCTGGTGGCGCTATGCCACCGGGTGCTCCGCCTGTACCGGGCGCTGGTGTAGCTGATATGACTGGTGGTGGTGCTGGCAACATTGGTGTTGGTGCTGCTGCTGCTCCCGGTGAGCAAGGCTTTAGCGCTGCTCCTCAAGCTCCGATGGGTGCTCAATAAATGAGCAAAGCTTTCCTACCTAAACTGAAGGGTATGCTTAACAGTCCTCATATGTGGGACGCCTTTGTTGAGAAGCTCGACTATGACATTGAACAGCATCAGCGTAAGCTGGAACAAGCAACAGAATTGAGCGAAGTGTTTAAGGCACAAGGTGCCATTGCTGCATTGCGTCAGCTAAAGTATTTGAAAGATGAGATCAATCATGCAGGATAAATTGTCTAACGATAGGGGAATCTAATGGGTATCGCTAGTTCTCTTTTTGCTAAACCAGTTAGTAAAGCTCTGGTGAAGTCTGTCGCTAAGCAAGCAGACGCCGTTGTTCCTAAGATTGCTTCAGAGGTTGTAGAATCTGTTGTTGATACCCCTTTACCAACCAAATCGCTTGTGACTAGGAAAGCCAGAGGCGCTGCATCTAAACCTGTAGTCAAGGAAGAACCAGTGGTCGCACCACAGGACGATGCTGATACAGGTGTCAATTTTGATCCTCTGTTCAGGGAAGAAGAAGCTGCACCGACACCTGTTGTAGATGATACCTTCATGTCACCAAAAGTAGATCGCATTGAAGACTTCGGCGTTGAGCCAGAACTTATTGCTGATAGTGGTACTGACGCTTTTGAAGCGTTGGGTTTATCTGCTGAGAAGAAAGAAGCTTGGCGCAAGGAAAACAAAGCATCACAGCGATCTAAGCTTTTGCCTGAGATTGAAGAGGCTGCTCAAAAACTGTTTGAGGGAAAACTTAAACCAGAAGAGTTTAGGAAACTTTCAGCAGAGAAGCAACCCATTGTTCCGCTTGATAAAGTTCCAGACATGCCTTCTTTCACAGACATTGCTGGCGCTCTTACAGAAGCTCAAGTCAACAAAGGTATTGTCGGTCTTAACATGAAGATACAACCGGGCGAAAGAGTATCCTCTCGCTTAGACATTCCTGCTTACAACGACTATAACACTTGGGTTGTTTCTCTCCATGAAGGTACTACAAAGAGTGGCGCACCAATCGGATATGCTAAAACAGCTGTTCTTAAAAACGTTGAGTTTGTGTCAGATCCTAAAGTAGCTCTTGATATTGCTAGACGTAAACCGTTGGGTTCTGGTGGTCGTATGGGTAAGGCTACTATTGCACGTATCTTCGGTGACTATGTTCCTCACAACCCAGACAATGCAAAAGCATACGCTGAGAAGATCTTTAATGATCCAGAGTGGACGCAGGTTGGTATGAATCCATATCGTGCTAGTTATTTTTATGACAAAGCAGACAATATGCCTGTTGTTTCTGCTGATGAAATTGTACAAATTGGCCCATTGGTTATGGCTAAGAATGTTAAGAAAACTAAACCGGACGATGCTCTTTTTAGAGTGAACAAAAAAGATGATGCTAGTCCAACTTTTGCAAAAGGTGGCGTTGTGGAAAATGAAATGAATAAACTGTTTGCCGAAGGCGGCGTAATGCAAGAGGGCGGTACAGTCGATCCAGTTTCTGGTAATGAAGTACCACCCGGTGCTATGAAAGAAGAAGTAAGGGACGACATTGACGCTAAGCTTAGCGAAGGTGAGTTTGTCATTCCAGCCGATGTGGTTCGATACATTGGTTTGGAGAAGCTGATGATGATACGTGACAAGGCTAAGGCTGGTCTGAAGCGCATGAACGAAATTGGTCAGATGGGTAATGCCGAGGAAGTAGAAGACGGTGAAGCTTTGTTTGGTGGTGGTGAAGATGAGATGGATGATGATGCATTCTCGTCTGAGATTGACTCCATTATGTCAGAAGATGATGGTGGTGAAGAACGTGAATATGCAGCTGGTGGTTATGTAGGCGGTGAAGAAAACGAACAACTCTACCGCGATGCGCCCATTAAAGGTTTTGAGATGGTGCCAATGACCAATGATGCTGGTCAGACCATCTACATTCCTTTCATTAACGGTGTGGCTCAGTTGTCCGTTCCTGCTGGTTATAAAGTGAAAGCTGCTGGCACCACTGCTCCTACAACCACACCTGCTGTTCCGACTACACCGACAACACCTAGTGGTGGTGATACTGGTGGTAGTGATGGTGGTGGACCTGTCGGTGGTGGGGGTGGTGGATCGTTCAGCACAGACGCTCCGAACCCTAACAGTACATATGGTGGTATTACCACAGGCTCTCCTGCCGCATCAACCCTTGGTGGTATTGTTGGTGGTATTCTTGGATTTGTTACTGCTGGACCAGCAGGCGCTGTACAAGGATATAAAGGTGGTAAGGCTGCTGGTGCATACTTTGGTAATGCACAAGCTCAGGCTCAGACAGCAGAAGCTATTGGTTTTAACCTTGGTGTTGACGGATACAGCCCTGAAGCGATTCAGTCTGCACAGGAAGCCGTAACCAATGCTTCAAATCAACAAGGAGCTACACCGGGAAGTATTGCTGCTGCAGGTGCTCAGGCCGCTGCTGATGTTGATGGTAAAGATCCTATGGATGCGATGATGTCCATCACTAACGCATTTGGTACTGGTACATCCGGTACTTCTGTCAATGAGGGGGAAAACCCTTCAGGTGGCACTAACGTTACAGGCACAGTTAATGGTGAAACTTTTGGTTATACTGAAGCCGCTCCTTCAACTAATACTAATCAGGCTGATTCTAGTGTTGGTATGGCTGCGGATGCTGACGCTGTTGGTGGTGGATTCGGTGGTGGTGGTATTGGAAATGCTGACGCTGCTAGTGAGAGTAATGGTGGTGATGGTATTGGTGGTGCAGGCACTGGTGTTGGTGAGGCTGGCGGCGGTGGTGAAGCTGGTGGCGGTGGTGGCGGTGGTGAAGCTGCTGGCGGTGGTGAAGCTGGTGGCGGTGGTGGCGGTGGTGAAGCTGCTGGCGGTGGCGGCGGCGGTGGTGAAGCTGGTGGCGGTGGTGAGGCTGGTGGCGGCAACAGCGATAGCAACGGTGGTGATGGTTGGGCCAAAGGCGGCTTTGTCTCTAAACCAAAGAAAACTAAGATCAAACCAAAAGGCTTAGCAGGTCGCCGTTAATAGCGTACAATATGAATACCAGAGTCTGTGACGGGCAGACTGGTACTTAACAATACCCGTCATCATTGGCTACCTGACTCCGAGACATGTTGTCTCCTACAGTGCAGCCCCAACTTAAAAGGTAAATATGACTGAAGTAGTCTTGGAACAAAAACCGCAGGTGACAGCGCTTGCTCCGTTCGGTAAACGTAATACCAATCGTGAGCGTATTGAACGTGAGGAAGCAGAACTGGCACAGCTTACAGAGAAGAATGTTGAGAAACCTGCCCCGGCTGTGGACGACAACGCAGAAGACGACAGCAACTTGTCAGCAGAAGAGAAGAGCTTTAAGAAACGCTACGGTGATCTTCGTCGCCACTCACAGCAACAACAGCTTACCCTGCAAAAGCAAATTGACGAACTGCGTACACAGCTTACTCAGTCTACCGAGAAACAAATTAAGCTGCCGACAAGCGAAGACGAGTTGGCTAAGTGGGCAGAGACTTACCCAGACGTGGCAAAGATTGTAGAGACAATCGCCATCAAGAAAGCTAAAGAGCAAACTGCTTCAATTGAACAGCGCTTTGCTGCATTGGATGAACAAGAAAAGCTGACAGCACGTGAGAAGGCTGAGCTTGAACTGATGAAGATTCATCCAGACTTCGACACCATCCGAGACACTGATGACTTCCACAACTGGGCAGATGAGCAACCAGCTTGGGTGCAACAAGCCCTATATGAGAATGATACAGATGCTCGTTCTGCTGCTCGTGCCATTGATCTTTATAAGGCTGATCGCAACATTACTAAAGCGAAGTCGAAGAAGGAAGATACTTCTGCAGCACAGAGTGTTCGTACCCGTGGTGAACGATCTGCCCCGTCCAGCCAAGACACCGAAGGCGTGATGTACGAGTCTCAGGTGGCTAAGATGTCTAGTAAGCAGTACGAAGCCAACGAGCAAGCTATCATGAAAGCTATGCAAACTGGTAAGTTTGTGTACGATTTGAGTGCTGGCGCACGATAATAGTTGACACGGGCTAAAAAAGTCTGGTATAACTTTTAACAGGACGAAAAGGGTAGCTCCCCTGACAGTGCCGATTCACTGTCTAGTCCTTTGTCTAATCGGGGATTGTTATGAATGATGTTGTGAAGACTTGCAGTTGTTGCAAGGTTGAGAAGCCTTTGGTTGAGTTCGGTAAATCTGGTAAAGCTAAAGGTACAGGTTACAAGTCTGTCTGTAAGATTTGTCTAGCTGAGAAGTTGAGGATGTGGCGACTTGCCGACCCCGAAAATGCTAGAGAAAAAGACAGGTTGTTTCGTAATAGAAACAAAGAAAAGATTAGTATCAAGAATCAGAAACGATATAAAAATCTGACGCTTGATGAGAAGTTTGATCAGTTGGTGAAGACCGCTGGTAAACGAAAGAAAGTAAATTGTTTTATCACTGTTGAACATCTACATGATGTTTGGCAGCGACAAGAAGGTCTGTGTGCATACACTAAGTTGCCGCTGTCTAGCGAAGCTCACCAACTTAATACAGTAAGCCTAGACCGAATCGATAGTGACAAAGACTACACTGCTGACAATATTCAGCTAGTCTGCGTGCCTATCAATAGGATGAAGTTGGATTATTCTGAAGATCAGTTTATCCAGCTTTGTAAGTTAGTAGCGCAAAACGTAAGTAAGCAGACAACCTAGTTGATCTAGCCTATACGAATACCTTAATAGCTAGGGGGTATTCTTATACACCTAGAAGAGACAGCCCTGTGGTACTTGAGTGAGCGTATTTTGTATATGCCATACATTTATCTATAGGAGAATTTTCATGGCTTTTCCAGCAGTTCCCGGCTACGGCCAACTTAGCAACGGCAATTTCAGTGCCGTAATTTATTCCAAAAAAGTACAACTCGCATTCCGCAAGTCGTCTGTGGTTGAAGACATCACCAACAACGACTACTTCGGTGAGATCGCCCAGATGGGGGATAGTGTAAAAATCATCAAGGAGCCAGAGGTGAGCGTCCAAGCTTACAAGCGCGGCACTCAAATCACCGCTCAAGATCTGGACGACGAGGACTTCACTCTGGTTGTCGACCAAGCAAACTTTTTTGCTTTCAAAATCGACGACATCGAAGCTGCTCACTCGCACGTGAACTTCATGCAAATGGCTACTGACCGCGCTGCATATCGCCTGCGTGACCAGTACGACCAAGACGTGCTGGGCTACTTGTCCGGTTATACACAGTCTGCTCTGCATGCTGCTGCTGACACTGCTCGTACCACCATCCCCGGTACTAAAGCTGTTGCCACCGCTGGTGCTGACGAACTGTTGTCCACCATGAAGTTGAGCCGTCCAAGCTTCGGCAACCTGACTACCGCTGGTAGCGTTGGTGACTCCATTCCTTTGGCTCCTCGTTTGCCCGGTGCAACTGCACTGCCCACTACCACTGTTTCGCCTTTGATGGTGATTGCACGTATGGGTCGTCTGTTGGATCAGCAGTTCGTTGACACCCAAGGTCGTTGGTTGGTCGTCGACCCAGTGTTCATCGAAATGTTGAAGGACGAAGACAGCCGTCTGTTGAACTCCGACTTCGGTGGTTCCGGTCTGCAAAACGGTCTGGTCATCAACAACCTGCACGGTTTCCGTATCTATGTGTCTAACAACACTCCTAAGATCGGTACTGGTCCCGGTACTGCTGGTGCTTCTGCTCAATCCACCAACTTCGGTGTGATCGTTGCTGGTCAAGACGCTGCTGTGGCAACTGCTCAGCAGATCAACAAGACCGAGACTTACCGCGATCCCGACAGCTTCGCTGACATCGTGCGTGGTATGCACCTGTATGGTCGTAAGATCTTGCGTCCCGAGGCTATCGTTACTGCAAAGTACAACGTGGCCTGATGAAACAGGGGAGGCTCAAAAGGCTTCCCCGTTTCTACATACACATCTCTCAATAAAGGAAATTTAAAATGGCTACTATTACTACCCTTGCTGGTGGCGCTTCCGCTGGTCGCACTGCTGCTCCCGTGCCTTATGTTGTTGACAAGGTCATCGACTTCGCTGCTGCTGCTACCGCCAAAGGTTCTGCCTTGGCTGCTGCTGACGTGATCGAGTGCATCTCTGTTCCCGCCAACACCGTCATCTTGAACGCTGGCTTTGAAGTTATCACTGTTGCTGGTGGTGAGTCTGCTGACAATGCTTGGGACTTGGGTGTCACTGGTGTTGATGCTGACGTGTTCGTTGACGGTTTTGACGGTGACGCTGCTGCTGCTGGTGCTTACGCTCAGAACGCTGCCGCCTTCCAACCTGTTGTGATCGGCACTGCTGACACCATTGACTTGCTGATCCAAGCTGCCACTACCGCTCCTACCTCTGGTTCGCTGCGTGTGTGGGCTGTGCTGGTGAGCGTTGATGGTCGTCCTGAGACTACTGAAGTTGACCGCGACCAATTGGCCTAATCTTTTAGGCTGACCTAAGAGGGAGGGTCTTTAACGAGGCTCTCCCTTTTGTTTTTTAAATATACAGGAACCATCATGGCATACGACTATATCAGTCTTGTTAATGAAGTGAATCGTCGCCTTAACGAAGTTGAACTTACATCTGGTAATTTCTCCACAGCCAAGGGTTTTTATTCTCAGATCAAAGATAGTGTCAACTCTTCCATTCGTGACATTAACCAGACACACTATGAATGGCCCTTCAATCATGAGCTTGCTGAATTGTCTTTGACAGCAGGCACTACCCGTTATGCTTTCCCTAATGATGCTGGGTCGATTGACTTCGATACCTTTCGCATCAAGGAGAGCACCACATTCGGTAACGAAACAGTGAAGCTTGGTGTTGTCGACTATGACGACTATTTAGAAAACGCTGTTGACCAAGAGTATGGCGACAATACTTCCAAACGTGAAGTTCCTTCCGCTGTGTTTCAAGCACCAAGTTTGCAATGGGGTGTAACACCACCACCTGACCAAGCCTATGAGCTTGTCTACGAATACTATAAAGTTCCTGTAGATCTTGCGAGTGCTACAGATGTTCCTTCCATTCCAGAGCGATTCCGTCATGTCATCATTGACGGTGCTATGTATCATGCTTATATGTTCCGTAGTAACGAGCAAGCTGCTAACATTGCTAAGGGTAAGTTTGAAGAAGGTTTGAAGCGTATGCGCACCATCTTGATCAATCGTTTTGTTTACATGCGTTCCACTGCTATCATTCAATCTGGTAGTGGTAGCTCTGCTTTTGGTGATCGGGTGCGCTAATGGCTGATGGACTTCAGACCTATCCGTTTGAGTTCCGTGGTGGACTCATCTCCAACTTGTCTCCGTTGCAACACGGTACACAGGCACCCGGTAGCGCTCGTCTGCTGAAGAACTTTGAGCCATCCACTGATGGTGGTTACAAACGCATCGAAGGTTACGACAAGTATTCAAGCTCGTTTGTTCCTGCCTATGGTGAACCAAAGGTACAGGGGTCTGGACAGACTGGTACAACGCTGGTGCTTGCTAACATTTATACTGCCCCTGTTGCAGGCTCTACATTCACAATTGCTGGTGTCACTGGTACATACACTATAGCTACAGCAGGTGTGTCGTTTAACGGTACATACAAGCAAGCAACACTGACATTGACAACATCGTTGGCATCTAGCCCAGCCGATAAAGCTGCTGTCACCTTCACGAGTCACACAGGCACCATCAAAGGTATTGTTGCTTGGAACGAGACAGTGTTGTCCTATCGTAACTCCGACATCTATTCAACCACAGGCTCTGCACACACCAAAGTATCTAAGCCTTCATACGGTACAGTGTTGGTTAATGGTGGTTCTCAGACAGGTTCTACGCTGAACGTTGATGGCTTGACAGGCTTGCCACAGGTCGGTGACACATTCTCCATCGCTGGTGTTGAGAAGGTGTATACATTGATTGCACCCGCCACAGTTACATCTGGTGCTGCTGCGTTGTCCATATATCCTTCGTTGGCATCTAGTCCTGCAGATAATGCAGCCATCACTATGTTGTCGTGTGATAGAAGCGCTGGTCTCAAACTACGCTTTTCAAAGTATAGATTGGCTGGTACAGATAAGGTTATGGCTGTTGATGGTACTAACACACCATTCAGTTGGGACGGTACAACCTTCACTGAGCTTACATCTGCCCCGGCTGACGTGGTTGCTGCAAGCTTTGTTGCTTACCATAAAAATCAAATGTTCTTCGCTAAAGGCGAAACTTTGACATTTACGTCACCTTATACTGACTCTGACTTCAGTGCTGCTAACGGCTCTGGTGTTATTAACGTTGGTGGACTCATCACAGGTATCATTCCTTTCCGTGAAGCTCTCATCATCTTCACAGACAAAACAATCAGTCAGCTTGTCGGTAACACTTTGCAGGACTTCGTGCTGCAACCTGTGACAAAGAATGTTGGTTGTGTTGCTCCTGATACTATTCAGGAAATTGGTGGCGATGTCATCTTCCTTGGTCCTGAAGGTTTGCGTTTGTTTAGCGCTACAGACCGTGTTGGTGACTTCAACTTGGGTGTAGTGTCTAAGCCTATTCAGAACGAGATGACCAGTCTCATTGCTTCTAGTAGTAGCTTCGCCAGCTGTGTTATTAAGCAGAAGTCGCAATACCGCATCTTTGGTTACAACGCTACAGGAACTTCTACGGCTAACGCTAAAGGTGTCTTAGGTACACAGATGGTTGGTGATAATACCAGCACTATGTCGTGGGCTGAGACACTGGGTATCAAAGCTTATGTCGCTGATGGTGACTATGAAAACCAAACAGAGACGTTGGTGTTTGCTCACGATGATGGCTACGTCTATCAGATGGAAAATGGTAACAGCTTTGACGGAACAAACATCATTGCTTCATTTGCTACACCTTTTGTTTCTATCAACGATCCACGTATTCGTAAAACGTTCTACAAACTATTTCTCTACACAGATCCTCAAGGGGGTGTCACCACCTCTGTCAACCTGAAGCTTGACTTTGACACACAGGGTAGTATTCAGCCTGACACTATTGAGTTGTCTAACGAAGCAGGCACTGTAGGTTTTTATGGTAGCTCTGGTGCTCGGTACGGCACTACGGTATACGGTAGTAAGTTGGTGAAGCAGTTTGAAACTCAAGTGATTGGGTCGGCTTTTAGCGTGTCGCTGCAGTTTGTGTCGGATAGTCAAAACCCTCCGTTTAGCTTGGACGCAGCAACTTTGGAATTTGCAACACATGACAGACGTTAAAGCTTTACAGCTTTGATGTTTCGGTTATAACTACACACATTAGACAGGAACCATTATGACAGGATATGTACGAGTCGATACAAGTAACAACATTGCTGATGGTAACGTCATTAGTGCGGATGACCTCGACAACGAATTTGATGGCATTCAAGCAGCCTTTAATGCCAGTACGGGTCACAACCATGACGGCACCACTGGTGAAGGTGCGCCCATTTCGGTGTTGGGTCCGACACAGGATATTGTCGTTAGTGCATCCACTGTACTTCCAAAGACTACCAACACTGTTGACATTGGTAGCTCTTCGCTGAAGTTCAAAGATCTGTTCTTGGCGGGTAATACTTCCATTGCTGGCACATTGGCTGTCACAGGCGCTACCACTTTGTCGGCTGCACTGACCTATGGCGGTGTGACATTGAGCAACGCAGTGACTGGCACTGGCAACATGGTGTTGTCTGCATCGCCTACGCTCACTGGTACGCTGTCTGGTGCTAACGCTTCGTTGTCCGGTACATTGGCTGTCACAGGTGTTGCCACTCTCACAGCACAACCTATCTTGTCTAGCCTCACTGCATCACGTGCTGTGTTCACTGACGGCTCCAAAGGTCTGGTGAGCAACGCCATCACTGGTACGGGCAACGTGGTGATGTCTGCATCGCCTACACTGACTGGCACTATCACGGCTGAAGCATTGACCACATCCAGCACAGTCACCTTAAACGGCGGCACAGCCAACGGCGTGGCCTACCTCAACGGCTCCAAAGTCCTGACCACGGGGAGTGCGCTGACGTTTGATGGGACTGATTTGAAGTCTCAAACAAACAGTGTAGGAACATCCCCGGTTGTTTTGTCTTTGGTAAATAATACTGGGGCAGCAGCCAACGCAACTGGTGTTAAACTTTGGATGAGCGGAAGAGCAGACGATGCTACAAACAGAGGCTCTTACATTGAGTCGGTGACCACAAATACCAACAATGCACACGATTTAATTTTTGCAACATCAGCAAGCGGCGCAGCACCAACAGAAGGTATGCGCCTGACCTCCACAGGTCTGGGCATCGGCACATCCTCCCCAACAAACGCTCTGTCTGTAACAGGCAATGCCAACATCACAGGCAACACCACCCTTGGCGATGCCTCTACCGACACTGTGACGGTGAATGGGTATATGGGGGTTGGCGGTGCTGGTAATTCTTCTTTTGGTATTAACATCACTTCATCGGCTCTTACTGGATCAAATCAGTACG